AAGTAAATGCGAAGGACGACAAGGCTCGTTTCCAAGGGCAGATTTCTGGCTATGGGGATATGGCTGGCGCGGCTGCAAGTTACTTTGAAGAGGGTTCTGATGGTTATAACCTCCTAATGTCCGTGCAGCAAGGTTTTAGAGCAGCAGAGATGGCAATGTCAGTTGCCGCAATGGCTCAGAAATGGGTTGAAACAAACTCAGGGATTGCAGCGAATGTGGCTGGTACAGGCCCTGCACTTGCTAAAGGTGCAGCGGAGTTTTTTGCACAATCAGGTTGGGCAGGTTTTGTAGGTATCGCTGCTATGATGGCTGTGATGGCAAGCTTCGGTGTCAGTGGTGGAGGAGGTGGCGGCACAACAGGCGCTGGTAACCAAATTGACGCAACAGGGCGTAAAGCCAATACTTCAATTGATCCCTCTGAAAGCGCTGAAGGCGGTAAGACTAACTACAATTCAGCCACAGGGTTGTATGATAAGCAGAATGCCCCTCAGAAAACTGAAAAAGAGATGATTGACTTTGCTAACGCAGCAGCTATTGACGCAGCAGCGAACGCAGTTAATAACCTCCGTGTTGAGTCTATGAAATTGACTAAAGGTTCTGAAGAACTTGAGCAAAGTCTAATGAGGGCAACAATCGCAGCGGGTGGAGCTGGTAAAGCACAGCATGAGTTAGCAACACAGGGAATGAGTGAAGCTGAACTTGCTAGTTATAACTACAACCAAGCCCTGCGCGGTCAAATATCTGTGCAAATGGATATTGCCAACGGTACAGAAAACACAAGCGAGAACATGAGAAAACTCGCAGGTGAAAGCCGTAGTCTAGCTATTGAACTGCTTGAAGCATCTGGTGATATTGCTGGTGCAAGAGCAATGCAACGTGACGACGACACAGCAGGCTACACAGCAGCAGAGATTGCTGTATATGATCATAATCAAGCTATGCGCGATAATATAGCTGCAATGCAAGCGGGTGCTTCTGCAGCAAGAGAAGCTGAACAAGCTGAGCAAGAGTTAGCTCAAACTAGGTACGATTTGGCAGGAAGATTAAATGTTCTATTGGGTCGTCAGACACAACTTCAGTTTGATAGAGCTACAGAGTTAGCAGGTACTACTGACGAAGCCTCTTTGACCATGCTCCGCATGATCTACAACTTAGAGGATTTAACAACAGCACTTGACACAACTTATGCAGTTCTGGAGAGAAGCATAGCAGCAGAGCGAAAATTACTTGAGGCTCGTCTAAAGGGGGCTATTGACCTTCAAGCAATTCTAAAGACAGCTAAATTGTCAAGTACGCTAGAGATGCCTAGGAAAGCCGCACAAGCTCAACTAAGCATGTTCCTAGCTACTGCTAAGGCAAGCGGTTTCCTTCCTTCAGCAGAAACGTTAAAGCCTTTGTTGGATTCTATTGGCAAACCCTCTGAGGACTTATTTAGCACCTTTGAGGATTATCAACGGGACTTCTTAAAGACAGCTTGGAATATTGCAGAGATGTCTGGGTTAGCCGATGAACAAGTGTCACTAGAGCAACAAGTTATTGATGCTTTAGACCTTCAGTTAGAGACAGCAAAAGCACAATTAGATGCAATCAAAGGTGTTGATGCCTCTGTCAAAGATGTAACCCTTGCTGTCAATGACTTTGCCGCAACAATGAAAGCATTAGAAGCTGCTCGTAGTTCTACAGGTTCATTCAACTACCCCGCTCCAGCAACTTCTGGTGGTTCTTCCAGCGGGGGAGGGGGTGGTGCTGGAGGCACAGCTTCATCAGGCTCACCTGCTGTTACTTTTGAGAATATTGCAGGACAAGACAACAAGGAAATTGTTGCTGCGTACCGAGAATATTACAACCGCAACCCTGACCCAACAGGCTACAAAGCTTTCATGGATTCTAAGTTGACAGGTGTCAAACTGATGCAGGCTATTCTAGGTGCTTCTGCATCTGACCCTAGTGGCGTTGACTATAAAATGGCTGTGTCAAGGGGTTATGACCCAATGAACCCTACTGTTAAGTACTACTTACAGACAACAGGCTCAGGTGGGTCGGAGAATATTGATATAGGAGGTTCATTTGCCTCTGGTATCAATAACGTCCCTTACGACATGGTAGCTCAAATCCACAAGGACGAGAGGATTTTACCTGCCGCTGATAACAAGGAGTTATTTGCTAGATTAAGAAGCCCCGAGGACAATGCTGCTGTACTGGCTGCTGCTGTTGAAAGGCTCACAAGAGAGGTTGAAGGGCTTCGTTCTGAATCAAGACAGATTGCTGTGAACACAAGAAAAACAACAGACGCATTAACTAATGCTACAAATGAAAATGGACTAGCGTTTAATGTAGTCGTGGAGGATACATGAGTGAAAAAGTAAAATACATTGTTCCGTTAGAGATAACGGATTCAATGATCATTAGTTCGAGTGCTTACGACACACCACCTTCCCGTTACTCAGGTGCAGTAACGTATTCTATAGGGGCGTTTGTTGCAGTTGCGGGACTTCTTGGCGAGGTGTTAATATACAAATCACTCCAAGATTCTAATACAGGAAATACACCTGCTGCTGCATCTGTTTGGTGGGAATACAGCTCAACAACATATGATGAATTTGTTAAAGGAGCTAGTATAGATAGTGGAGGGGGTTATCCTCTAAATTACAAGGTTTTTGACACATCTACAAAGTCCGTATGGGAAAGCCTTAGTGTAAATAATCAAAACCCTTTTAATGTCGTAGAAACACCTCCTTGGTTAACTGTAGGGACAAACACTTCGGCACTTCCAGCATTGTGGGATTTTTTCGCTACCTATGCAGCAGGGGATTATGTTTATTTTGCACTCTCTACTGCAGGAGGGACGTTTGGTCAAACAGATTCAATAGTCTCTCATGGTGTATACAAATCAGTGGTTTCAGCAAACACAGGGAATTACCCGAACTTCTTCCCTCTTTCTTGGGAGCTTCAGACAACTTATCCTGTGCCTTGGACAAGAAGTGTTAATTACACACCCAACAGGGTTGTTTACGATACCTCTGGAAAACTCTGGAAAACTCCGTATGGCGCCAGAGGTACAACACCCCTCCCAACCTACACAAACACTTGGGTGCAAGTTAAAACAGGTAATCGTTCAGCAATGTTTGATTCCTATAGTTCATCACAGACTTCTGTGAATAAGTCCATAAAGGTTCAAATTACTGGTGCTTTTGCTACAGCGATTGGTTTTTTGAATACAAACGCAGAGGCTATTAAAGTAAGTATTTACACTGGTTTAGGTGGAACACTTGTCTACACAAACACAACAGGTTTAGGTAGTTCTGTAACAAACGCTTGGGACTATTACTTCACTGACCCAAGTGTAAAAAGAAAGCAAGCATATCTCAGTGACCTTCCTGCATCTTCAGCTTACTTGATTGAGATTGAGTTAACAGGTACTGACATGGTTAACCTTGGACACCTTATCCTAGGGACAGAAGTAGAACTAGGTTACGCGGAGTACGGATTGACATCAGACATCACGGACTTTAGTAGAAAAGTAACAGACGAGTTTGGTAGAACAACCTTTGTAAAAAGGGGTTTCAAGCGAAACATGGATTTACAGATGCTGATACCTAATGAGGAACTAACTGCTGTTGAAAACAGATTAGAAGAGATAAGGTCAACACCAATTCTGGTGCTTGCGTCAAACAACCCTTACTACGCTGAAACTGTCCTACGATTCTGCTTCTATAAAACATTCAGGACTGAAATCTCTTACCCCACTTTTGCTTTCGTTAGCATCCAATTTGAAGGATTAATTTAATATGACACTCCCGTTATACACAGGTAATGTACCTAACCGCTTATCAGGCCCTGCAACATTCAGCGCCGATGCGGATTATTACCATCAATATTTTGCTGCGTTTATTCCGCAGTTTAATTTCGACATTACTGCACTGAATACTAAGACTACAACAGGTGTTAGCTCTACAAGTAATACAATAAGTACAGGCACTAAAACCTTTACTGTTTCACCTGACAAGAACTTCCAAGGTGGAATGTTTGTTGTCCTAGCTGACTCAGCAGCACCAAGTACAAATAGTGTAGTGGGGCAAGTAACCTCATACAACAGCACAACAGGGGTTATGGTTGTAGAAGTGTTGGCAACATATGGTAGCGGTACTAAATCCAGTTGGATTGTGTCTCAGACTGGTTCTCCTGCCGACAGTCTCAGTGTAGTTAATCCTGCGTTCTTAGAGAATGATAATGTTGTGGCTACGTCATACACAGTACCCACAGGCAAGAACGCGCTATCAGCGGGACCGATAACGGTGAATGCAGGAGTTGTTGTCACAGTACCTGTGGGATCAACTTGGGTTGTTGCCTAAACAAGATATTGAACTTTAAGAAAGAATAAAATGGCTGGAACTATTAAAACAAACGCTGTGCAACTAGGTGACTCCACAACAGCAACACATAATTTTACACTGCAAACTAATGTCAATGGTACAGCTAAGTTAGCTCGAGGAAATGTTGGTGCAACTACGCAGGACATTTTAACTATAGATGCTGAAGGTGTTGTTGGTGCTGAGATTAAGTTTTTGCAAAGTGGCACAGGTGCTGTTGGACGAACGCTTCAGAGTAAGGGGGAGGATTGGGTTAACGTTAAAGACTTTGGTGCAAAACTAGACAATTTTACTGACGACATCGTTGCTCTTGATGCAGCGATAGCTTTCCTTCGATCAAAAGGTGGAGGAGTTCTTGATTTTGGCAGCAATGGCACAAATAACTGTCGAATAAGCAGACCGTGGAAATTATGCGGAAACTTAAAAATTACAGGTCACGGTAGAATATTACCGACAACTGGTTTTTCCTCTTCCGCTGTTGTATTCCCAACATATTTTACAGAAGTGCCGCAAATCTATTCATGTCTTGCCTACTTCAACGATGGTACACACGCAGATGACCCAAACAATTTTGGTTACGAAGGGTTAGAGGTTGACAAGACAATCACATTTGATGGTCAATACCACGCGCAGGCTGAATCAGGATTAATCTTTGAAGGCATGAGCGCCTACAAAATAAATTGTAGTGCTACCCAATTCTTATCCACAGGGATTATTGCTAAGTATTACTGCTGGGCTGGTCAAATCCATAGTCGGATTACAAGCTGTAGAAATGCGCTGCTCAAGCTCGGGGCAGCAGCAAACGGCATTGATTTAAGCGGACTAACGCTGTACGGCTACGCCGATACACCAACTTACGGGCTTGTTATTGACGGTGATAACAACGGGGTTAACCTCGCTGGTGCTACAATGGAAAAAGTAGTTAACCAGATTCTTTGGACAGGTACACCGGGACCAAGCACCATATCCGGGGTTGACTTTGAAATTTGCAGTGGAACAGCATTACATGTAGAAGGGTCAGTAACGACAGGAAGACAAGCAGGCCCGATTTTTGTATCTGGGTCTTTTTTGGAAGCCGCTGTTTGCGCAGTCCACGCCAATAATGCTATCGTGCATGTGGTTGGCAACCGCATCCGAAACACACCACTTGCTTTTAAAGCTATCGGAAACACCGCACGTATCTACGACATCGGTAACGCCCTAGAAGCATCTGTCGTAAAAAGGAGCGAAGGTGCTGTTATTTCTGACCAAGTAAACCAAGACCAACGCGCTATAATCAACACCATATCTTACGGAGGCACAGCGTATAAAAAGGTGTTTTATGTTGCAAACCACAATGATGCATACGACGAAAGTTTAGAGACATCTGGGTTGTCTTTTGAGTATTCACTGCAAGACCCGCCGACAAAACGGTCTTTGGGCAGGAGCACTTGGAGTGTAAACGAATCTCGCAACGGTGGTATTTTTGGGTCACTAGGAATGGTACTTAACTACAGCACGGGTGCTAAGAATGTAGAACCCCTTGATGATGCTACACATAGCTTGGGTACTTCTAGTAAGAGGTGGGACAAGGTATATGGTAGTACCATCGTGCATTGTTCCGGCGTAGGCGTAGGCGTTAACCCGACAGCAGCTGGCGAGTTTGTTTTACAGTTCACAAATAACACAACTGTAACCATTAAAGCAATGGGGTCGGACGGTATTGTTCGCACGGCTGATGTTGCGCTAGTATAAACGAGACCTCAAGCACACCAAACAGCCTTTCAGAAACAAAATAACAGGATAGAACATGACAATTTCAATAAGAGCTAACACAACGACTGAATCAGCTATTACAACAAATGGTGCAGAAAGTGTAGTCATTGATGCAACAAAAATTAAATTTAACCTCCCTATAACAGACACAGCAGGGAATACTTTTTCACCTGCGTCTGTTTTTGCAGCAGACACAGGCGCGTCTCTGATTGGGTTTAAGCAAAGTGGCACAGGTGCTGTTGGACGAACGTTACAGGACAGGAGCGAGGAGTCAATCCGTGTTACGGACTTTATGACGGCAGCACAAAAAGCTGACGTGGTAGCGGGTACAGCAACCGTTGATGTTACTGCTGCTGTACAGGCTGCAATAGACCACTGTTTATCCTTTCCTCGTGCAAAAACTTTGGAAGTAACAGGGTTGTGCCTTCTAACAGCGCCCTTGATTATCAACAGACCCGTTGACACGACAATCTCCGAATTTAGAATTGTATCGACGGGAGCAGGAGGAGGATTCCATGTTGCATCAGGAGTCACCATGTTCGACTCTACACTGTCGGTTTCAACAGACCCATTGTCTGAACATATTGCGTTTGAAGGTATTAGCTTTAGCGCAGCAGCCAACAACCTTAATGCTTTTGTAATGTCAGGAGACTTTTTACGGGTTAGATTCACAGGGTGTTTTTTCAACTTAATACGTTGTATGAACTCTTCTATTTACTCACAAGACTTTAGGTTTACAGGGTGTAAAGCACGAGGATGGTTGGGGGCTTTTTTCGCGTCTGAGGGAGCGTTCGGTGTGACATCATCGCAAGGTTGTTACGAGTTCGGAGCGTACGGCTTTTACCTACCCCACCCAACAGGTGCGAAAGGCGTAGTGGGTTGTGCCTTTACAAGCAATATTTTTGAGTCAGGTTCTGGGTCTTTCATCAGCGCTGCATCGGTACTAGGGTTAGAGGTTTCAGGTAATTATTTTGAAGCAAATACCCTACCTTCTATTGCTCTTAACTTTGGCGCTGCTAATAAAGGTGTGTCAGTCTCGGGTAACCTGTTCATAGCAGCAGCACCTCAACTAGCCAATGTAAACTATTATGATATTGAGTGGGGAACTACGTTGGGTGCAAGCTCAGCAGGAAATTACTCAAACGGAAGACTACATAATACAACATCAATGACGCAGGCGGGGTTGTCCAGCGCTGGTGATTACGCTGAAATCAATCTCACAAAAGACAGCAGTACGTCACTAACCTCTGCTTTACGGGTAGCACCCCTCGGTCGCGCCACGGGGTTAGACTCTTCGGGTATCTTTTACGCCGCGCACTACCAAAACTGGACAGGATTGGACAGCGTGTATGGTGGGTTAGCTATCGGCCCCGGAGAGCTACAAGCAGGGTCGCTCGTACCAATACGGATACTCTCTGGCGGTGACAACCCACAGACAAACAATGCACTTTACGGCAACCCGTATTGGACTAAGGGTAGTAGGATATTTGCGTCCGTACCTATCGTGGGTAATCCTAAGGGTTGGATATGCACAGTTAGCGGGTTGCCCGGCACTTGGGTGTCAGAGGGAAACTTGTAAGACCTCAAGCACATCAAACAACCTTTCAAAAACAAAAATAACAGGATAAAACATGACAATTTCAATAAGCGAAATAAAAGGAATGAAATAATGAATGAAACGTTTGGATTCAAAATATCCATGACAGGAGGGGCAACATGGATTGCGTCAATGTTGCAAGGAGTTGATTTGACTCAGGTACTAGGTTTTGTGGCACTTGTGCTTGGTCTGTTTATTCAGATCGTGTCGTATATTAGAAACAAGAAAGCGGATGAACGTTCAAAACAACAGCACGACCTCGAAATGAAGTTGTTAGCTAGGCAACTAGCAGAGATTGAAAAAGGAGAAAAGAATGGAGGCAAATCGTAAAAGTGTTGCAGTATTGACTATTACAGCAGCGTTATTACTAGGTGTAGCACAGCATGAAGGTTTTGAAGAGAAAGCCTATATACCCATCAAGGGAGACGTGCCAACCATCGGTTTTGGTAGCACTGTTCACCCCGATGGTTCACCTGTGGAAATTGGTGATGCAATCTCAAGAAAGACAGCAGAGTCCTATCTGAAGGGGGATTTAGATAAGTTCAAAACAGGCTTAATGAAGTGCATAAAAGTACCTCTGTATGAGAACGAGTTTAATGCTTACATGAAGTTAACCTACAACATCGGAGCGAGTGCTTTCTGTAATAGCTCTATCTCTCGTAAGCTAAATGCAGGGCAGTACGAAGAAGCTTGTAGAACTATTCTGCAGTTCAATAAAATGAGAGATACCTCTAAACCAATGGTGCGGAACACACAAGGTAAAATGGTTTATCAACTGAAAGTCATTAAAGGTCTTGACAATAGACGTAAGAGTGAATACAAGGAATGCACAGGAGGGTCTGTATGATGTTTAATCCGTTCAACGGGGTGTACGGTAGCCTGATTAAGTTTGGGGTTGTTGTAGCATTGGTTCTGAGCCTCTACGGTGGCTACAAGTATCAACTCCACAGTGCTTATAAAGAAGGTGTAAAGACTACCGAAATAAAATACGAGGCACAAATACTTGCACAAAATGAAGTGCTTTTTATTAAAAAAAGAGCAGCCGACAAGGAAGTAGAAAGAGATTTTGCTAAACGCGAAGGAGCATATTATCAACAGCTTAAAAACATTAATTCTCAGCGGGACGCTGCTCTTGCAAGCCTGCTCAACCGTACCGAGCGCCCTGTCAGCACAATCAGTAACAGTGCAAGTGCCAGCACAAGTGAAAGTACAACAGGTGCTACTGGAGCGCAATTATATAGAGGAGATGCTGAGTTTCTTACAAGGTTCGCTAACGATACAGAAACCCTGAAGATTTCACTAGTTCAGTGTTATGCAGATTAT